CGTGCCGTTGTCAATCGGGATGTAGTCCGATGCGCTCGGCGATGCACTCGGCAGTTCATGAATTTGCATTTACTAATCCTCCTATCATTTCTTCCAGTGCGGCAAGCCGCTCTTCTAACTCGTTTATCTTTGCCTGCTGTGTGTCTATCTGTGACTTTTGGTCCTGAATCAGCTTCAGCATCGGCGGGATGATTCGGCGTTCGTCCCATGATTCAATTTCTTGCTTTTCAGCATCACGGATAACCGCTGACGGATATATCTCTTCGACTTCTTCCGCGATAAACATCGGAATGGTCTTTCCTTCAAGATCCCAATATTGGAGCGGAATGCCGTCGTTGTAAACGCCCTGTCTAACAGGCAAATCATACAGCCGCTCTGCTTTCAATTCGTCATCGGTTAAGTCGGTGATGTCGTGCTTGTACCGACGGGATGACGACGACGCGAATTGTATCTGATTTCCGTTTATTTGTTGCTTCGTCTGAGTGACATACACGCGCACAAGCGTACTGTAGTTTGTCGCAGTTATATCAATGGTTCCCCTCGACAGATTAAAGAAATTGTTTGTACCCGCATATAACTCAATAACGCCGTGAGTACCTTCGTCGTAGGAGCGAACATTTAACCTTGGCACGGGAGCACCGTTCAAGTATTCGACAGCCCCGGCATAATAAAGCTGATCGGGCGTGAAATATAGCTGAATAAACTTTCCTGCTAAATCACCAGTTCCCGAAGAAGAATAGTTCCTTGACCAGCCAAACATAAGCTGATTAAAGCCTTCTTCTATCTGTGAAGGTTGGTTGACCCCCTCCCCGCTCAAAACTATCTTTCTTGATGTTTCTGCAAGCGACAGAAGATTGCGTTGCGTACTGTTTATCACCGACGCACCCGGAATTTTCTCATACTCTGTTATGTCATTGCTCGAAGTTATGACTTTTTTTATAAGCCATTCGCTGTTGCCTTTGTTTGTATATATTTCAAACCCGTATGTGTAATAGCGCCCGTGATTAATAATATAGTAAGATTCTTTGAGCGACGCGGTAACATCGACCATCCCGACCATCGGTCCCGTGCTATAGTGCATTATAAAATTGCCCGTTGCGGAAATCCCGGTGTTGTCCCAAGTGCCGATGACGTTGCCGTTCCTGTCAAGCACCTGCAATACGCCGTTGCCGTTTCCCGCGCCGCCTAATGTCAGTGTGCCGCCTTTGATGCGGTTGGCAGAAAGCTCACCGGCTGTGATGAAGTCAGCCACAAACGAGCCGTCAAGCGTCCATGCGGAAGTGTAAGGACCTGAAATGCCGTTATGCGAAAAGCCGATGCCGTTAACGTTAAACCGAAGCACGTTCATAGCCGTGTTAACATCTTCGGTATCCATGATCAGCATGTCGGTTGGATAGCCGTTAGCATCGAACAGATACACGATGTGACCGCCTAAACCACCGGTGATTAACGACGTAGCATGATTAATCGCCGTTTCCATCATGGACGTTGTCGGAAGGTTCTTGATTGCTTCTTCCGTGCTTGCGGTGACCACCTGTGCAAAGGATGACTGTGCCTTGCCAAGCTCTATTTCGCTGTAACGCTCTGTTAGGCCGTCCCAGACAACCTTTATAACCTTAGCCTTAGTGCTTACCCCTAATTCGGGATAATACACGCTGACAGTATCACACAGCCTTACGCGTTCAAGCGGTGCTATGTCCTTGTATTCTTCCGTTTGCCAAAGAGCCACGAAGTCAATCTTGATGTTTTCGGACGGAAGCCACGGCTCATTACTGTTAAGAATCTGCTGTGCCCGTGCTTCCAGTTCTTCAATCGTCGGACGCTCTTCGAACTCATCGGACAGGTTCATTGTCGTTACCTGCTCGACGTAGTAAGTAAATTCAAACGGCACAGCGTTCTCATTCGTCATCTGAACATTGTTTTCGTTCGTCCAGTATGCGCTTTTCTCTATGCCGCCATTGCCGGAAACCACACCGCCATAAAGCATGTCGCCGTCCGTGTTCATCCAGTACGGAATCACGGCGTTGTACAGATCAAGCGAATCGCTTACCGCATTGATATTAACTAAGTTCTTACCATAGCGGATCGTTACGCCGTTGTCGGCGCCCCTGTGCGCATACAGGCGAACCAAATTATTGTCGAACTGATATTCGCCGCCGTACACGTCCAGAATGGACCCCTGAACACCTCCAAGCATCGCACGGGCTGAAGTCGGAACATCAACTTTAAAGTTGCCTGCCGTCGTTACATCTGTCCAGAATGTGAAATCCTGCTCCGTCAGCACTTCGGTTTCGAACTTGCTGAACGCATCTGCCGCACTGGAAGCCGTGAAAGGCTTCAGGATGACGTTTGACAGCCTGTAACTGATATGATGGGCATTGACCTCAATAACGCCATTGATCGGCTTGCTGATGCGGTAAATAACGAACGGCTGAACATCACCGACTTCGTCATGGGAGGCAACGATAATGTTACCCTTCACTATCTCCGAATAATGCACGCCGGTAATCGGATACTGCATTTCCAACTCGAAAACACCGTTCCGTTCTTCGGTCACATAATACTCGATGCAGTCCGACAATCTTCCGATCCCGTTCGAAGTATATGAAGTTGCAGACGAATCAAATAAAATAGGAATCATCTTATAATCTCCACCAGCGCGGTGTAATCTCCACCTTCGTTATGTTCCCGCTGTACGCGATCCCCGTTGCACCCGGTGCAAGCTCCGGAAAGCCGTTCTGCTGGAAGCTGACCGAAGCATTAGCGTTGTCTGTACCGTGATAGCAGTCACCGATCTCCGAATCTATATCCACATAGGCAAAATTCTGTGCAATCGTGATCACGTCGGATCCAACTGTAAGCGTGCCATAGCCCGTCACCCGGATCAGTGGCTTTGCAGGAAACGCGGTCGGGTTTGAAATTGATCCATTATTCGGAACCGTCTGCTTTATTTCGCCTGTAATCAAAAACCTGCGCGGATCACGGTCGAACTGCAGCTCAAACCGCGAAGAATCGCGGTCTCTCCATGTGTTCATTTCATAAATTCCTTTGAACCGAGCCCTATAAAACTCAGCTGTATTAAAGGAATCTGTAAGCCGTTTGTATCCTTTCACGCTCGCTAAGTCGCTGATGAATTCTCGCAGCAGGTCGTGATTGTCACCGTATGTGACCATGTCATAGACGTGATCTATATTCGAATACCGGTTTCTGCTAATCACAAGATCGCCATTTCTGCCTGCCACTGAGTATTTTTCGTATTCCGGCTCCGGAACGTCATCAACCGATTTGAAGAACACAGGGATTTCGTAATCCCTGCTGTCCTTCCCATCAAAAATAAAATATCCACTCATGCAAATGCCCTCTTCTGCTGCCGCGTCCTAAGCGAAAGGATCCGATCAACTTCATCAGCAATCTTTTTCTCGTCCTGGTTCTCCCGCGGATAAATATTGATTACCGGAGCGCTGCCCCAGCCAGATCCGACATTTGTAATGTTGTTGCTGTAATTCGCAGTTACATCCGGCATATCTCCCGAGAGTTTATCGAACGTGTCATCGATAGCGCTGACCATATCATCTGTAGGCATATTCTTTTCAAAGCCGACACCGATACCTTCAGCCCAGAATCGACCGAGTTCTTTTTCTGCTTTTTTAGACGGAGATGCGATTCCGAGCCAGCGTTTCATAGCGTTCCATGCATCCGCAACAACCTGAATTGCTGCATTTACAAGGTTCCGGCCCGCGTTAAAAACACCGTTTGCGATGCCCTGGATAAGGTTCCATCCGATCCCGCCCCAGTTGTAAGACGTAAATGCGTTCCAAATGCTCTGTATGATCTGTGGTATAGATCCGACAATTTGTGGGATGGCCTGAATAAATCCCTGAGCCATCTGCCCGATAAGCTCGATGCCTTTTTGCAGAAACGCAGGAAGGTTCTGCGCTATTGTTGCCGCGAGCTGTGCGAGCATTTGGATCATAGAGCTAATGATTGTGGGCAGGTTGTTCAAAAGCCCCTGTGACATTCGCTGTATGAGCTCCATGCCCTTCTGCAGGAAATCCGGCAGGCGTTGCATGATTGTCGTAATCAGACGCTGTAACACTGTAGTGATCGCCGATAAAATAGTCGGAAGATTCTTGGAAACTCCATCTGCCATCTTCCCAATAAAATTAACGCCTGTCTCCATTAGCTTCGGAAGGTAATCGAGAGCCTTGCTAATAAAGCTGTCAAGCAGCTCTCCTCCCTTGTTGATCATCTCAACCGGGTCCATACCGCTCACAAGGGACTGCACAACGCCTTTTCCCGCTTCCCATATCTGCGGCAGACTGTTCCAAAGGGTCTGCGCTATC